AAGTACGTAACTCAGAAATAACACCTCCAAAAAAGAATTGAGTCGCAACACTACCAATTTTGTCAAGTGTTATCGCGCTATTAGTAACAGTTGCATCAGTAGGAACAATAGCTACTCCGTCTTCATAAAAAGTAGCTGTTTTATTCAAGAAACTTATCGTGTAATGATGCCAGTTAAGGTCAACTGTTAAGCCGTCAACTTGTACTATGTCGCCGTTAGTGTCAGTTTCTAAATTCATATGTCCATTCGTACTACTAAAGACTATCCATTTATAACCATCATTATCACCCCCTAGTATCGCTCCAGTTGTAGATAAAACGTTTCTTTTAGTTTTAAAACTAAAAGTTGCACCTGTATCTAAATTAAAAGTTTTACTAGTAAAAGTTATTTTATCATTACTACCGTCAAGTATTGCTCCTGCTTTAGCGTTTGGACTATTAATATCTACTTCTACGTCTCCTGCAGCCATTGTTTAAGCCTCTTCTACGTTCACAATTATTACCATTAAGCCATTAGCTGAACTACACATCAACCATTTATCGTTCGCGGTTGTTCTCATGGCGGTTACGGCTGCGCTTATAGCGACTGCGTTTGCTGCTACTAATCTTGTTTCTACGTCTCCTGCTGCCATTATTCTATAATCCCCTTAGATTTTAAATCTTCAATTAAAGAACATAGCCCGTCGCCTATTTCTGTTACTAAACCATTTGCGTCGATACTTCTATCAGTTATTACGTTGCTAGTTGTCCAAGCTCCCGTTGCTGGTAGTGTGCCGCTAGTTTCTAATTCTTTACAATGTAGGTCTTTAAAGACTCCATCACTCATTTTTTCACCTTCTTAACTTTAATCGGTTCGAATTCTCGTATGAGAGCGCCATCATCATTAGATAAATCCGGTTTTAATCCTTGTTCGCCATTATTTTTTAGCTTGTAATACATTACTGAACGGTTTGCTTTACTCATTTTTAAATACCCGTAAGTTTACAAATCGCGTCAGGGTTTACGACTTGTATTTGTCCTACTTCCCATGCTCTTATTGTAGTTTTTATTCCTGCGTCGTCGATAGTTTGTACGCTTAGTCCAACGACTGATTTCCATGTGCATGCTTCTTTTGCGATAATGATCTGTGCACCGCCAACAGTCACGCTGTTTGAGCTAATAACTGTTAAACCAAGCAAGCTTCCTACGACACCATTCTTAGTTACGGAATCACTATAGAACTGGCCAGCATTTCGTATATTAGGATTTCCCAGTAACTCAGCGTAGTTCGTAGGGTGGACGATTAAAAAACCGTTTTTGTCAGGGTTGTAATTGTCAATCGCAATTAAACTTTTAGCATCCAAGATGTCTTGTATTGGGTCACGGTTTGCAATTATTGCGTCGTTCCAATCAGTACCGACTTGGGTGTTTCCAGCACTAGCAACGATTGCTGCTGCTATTACACCATCAACGCTTTTAGTGATTGCTCTGCTAACACGTAATAGTGTTCTTGCAATCATAGGGACGTTGTTTGTTCTAATATCTTCCCATGATAGTACTGCTTCCATTGCGTGTTTAACGTTTCGACCACTAGTTTTAGTCCATGTAACTTCACCATAAGGGAAGTTTGCAAGACGTGGCACACCTTCAACTGTTCCGCTAGCTGTAGTGTCTTTTCCTGTTAAGTCTGCTGCTGTTTCTTTATAATATGTTTCAGTCCAAGCATTTGAGCTTTCAATCATACAAAGTTGTTTCATCTTGTACTCTTGCAAAGCGAATCCTTTGACTATTCTTGAAAAGTTTTCTTTTCTTATATCTGCCATTCCTGTTGAATCACTCATTTTCTAATCCTCACCATGCCAGTTGAACCAACCCCTATTGTTTCAAGTGCGTACCCTAAAGCCCATCCTTTCTCAACATCAAGAGTAGTAGATAATGCTATAGTGTTATCTGCTGCTGCAAGACTTACGCCATCGCCAATCTCACATTGAGTAGTAGCGCATTTTAATTGGAAAATTCCGTTTGTATAAACTGCAATACTTGTTTGTCCGTCATTAGCAACTTTCTCTGCTGCTGCAATACCAACAAGTGGAGTGTCAACTGCGCTTGCAAGTTTCACTGTACGAGGAGTAGTTAATTCTAAAACTGTACCCTTCTCTATTCCTGTACCATCTGCTACAGTGTATCGAATTGGGTCTCCCTGATTTCCTAATAATTCTACGATTATTGCTTCATTAGCCATAATTAATCACCTTTAGTTACTTAACTACTGGTTTATTAACTATTTAAATGTTTTTATTTATAAATAGAAAACTCGGTGAGTATGTATGAGTTGGTAGAAATGATTTTCTCACCGAGTTAAAGAGGGGTGATAGTTATAGTTCCATATCTTCATAACCAGTTCCTTTCAAAAAGGATCTAGCGTTAGCGATTTCCTTTTCTTCTTGAGTTAGTTCTTTTGTTTTGCCCTCTGTTGTTGTGTGTCCGCCGAGTGTTCGCTCGACCATCATCTTCTCTTGTCTTTCAACTAGTTTAAGTGTTTCAGCGTTTGCTCGCTCTAATCTTTCAGCGGCTTCGTTTGCACTATCGACGATGTTGTCGCCTACTTCTTCAACAGGCGGCGTTACGACTTCTTCTTCAGCCATTTTTTATTCCCTCAAAGGAATTACGCTATATCTAGTACCGCTTATTCCCTCTCCTGATTTTGTAACTTTAATGTATTTTAAGTCAGGCATTGCTTTAATTAGTTCTTGCAGTTGTGCGATTACACTCATTGGCACTCGATATTCTAAGCCGTCAATAATTGCTACTTCAACTTCGAAAGCATCAGGTGTTCCGCCTTTGAAAGTTCTTTGTTCAGTTTCGACACTGATTGATACTTTAGTTAAATCTGCTATGTTCAGCATTTTTTTAGCTACGTAATTCACAGCCATTGTTTTTAATTCCATTTTATATTCCTCCTTAATGAACGTAATTTATAATAATCCGAAGTTAAGCTTGCTCGGCGCACTATCCGCTCTAGTTTTTGCAATCTCTTTGTTTACTTCAAACCAGTAATCCTGTTCTTCTTTTCGTTTCTTCGCTGCTTCTTTCTCTCTTTGTTTTGAAATATCACTCCAATACTTTTCGTCTGCTGCTCGGTCGGCTGCTTTAGCTGCTTTTTTTTGAGCTTCAACATTAGCATAATATTCCTCGTCAGCGATACGCTCAGCTTCTTTGTCAGCAACTCGTTCATTTTCTATTCGAGCATACATTTCAGTATCAGTCTCGCCAGTTTCAGCTTGAATCATCAAGTTTTGTAGTGCTTTTCGTCTTATAGTATTTGTTAGTTCAGCTGCTTCTGCAAACTTTGAAGCTGCTTCTATTGCTTCATCATAAGGTAAACCTTTGATGTACTCCTCACTTTGCATTAAAGTAACTAATTCTTGTTCCATGTCAAGTGCTAAAGCTGAATCAGCCCAATTACCATCTTTTACAGCAGTTGAATAAGCAAAACCTAAGTTTTGAATAGTCTCTTCACCTAAAAAGCCAGTGAAAACCTTAGTTCCAACCACGTCTTTATATAAAACAACTCCACCCATAGTTAAACCAAGAGTGGTCGCAATACCTGTAATCCACTTAGTCATAGTCTTAGTTTTCTTAGTGTTTTGAGCGATAGTTCCAAGATAACCAACTGAACGAGAATCAAGTCCTGCACCACCAACTTGTAAAGCTTTATTACTTGCAGCAATAGCTTTTCTAGCTTTATTTATTTTTTCAATTTGTCTCATAGTTTTAGGTGATGTAACTATTGTGTTCAATCCATTAATAGTTTTAATATTAAAACCTTTAAGTCCTGCAGCAGGCGCTATTCCTTGCTGTGTTCCTTCTGGTAAATCTCCAACTGGATTAGTTATAAACTCTTTAATTTTCTCACCTATGGTTGGGTCAAACCCGCCACTTGCACCTGCACCATCAAAGCTTCCACCACCTAAAGAAGGTGGTTTTGGGATTGAATCACCATATTTTGGCAATCCATCACTAGTATTAGTATCAGATAAAAGTTTATCAGCTATCTTTTGTTGACTAGAAAACTCATTAGTTGACTTGCTAGGCGCACTAACAGGCGCTTTTCTTACCGCAGTAACATTTCCACTAGTTCTTTTTTCTCTTCTAGCAGCTAAACGACTCTCACGAGTACCTTTATTCGCTGCCTTTTCTCTTCTTCTTTTAGCGATGGTGCTTTCTCTTTTAGCCATTTTAACGCCTCAACTCTTCTTTATCAATAAATCGATTTAACGCCTTAGTATTATTGTTAATAATCTTCTCCGTACGAAGCATAAACCAAAGACAAACAGCAATTGGAAAACCAACTGTAGTTATGATATTCGTGAACGTTTCAATCATTGTTTACCCTCCAACTCGCTCGTAGTGTCGCTCGGCTGATTAGCAACTAAATCAGGCTGCTTTTCGCCACTGCTAATCAACTCGTTCTGTAAACTAGCAGGGAAAGTCAATTCAATCTCAAGATTTAACTGGCCAAGAATCTGCTCTTCAATATAGAGCTGTTCAGCCTTCACACCCTGCTCATAAGCCAAATAAACGATTTTCCCACTTGCATCAGTGAATTCCTTAGCATTACCAACTATTATTTGAGGCACGCCAACCGCTTGGAAAAAGTAGTCGTTCAACTGGTTAATCCAAGCAAGAGGATTAAGCGTTGCATTAGCCGCAGTCGTAACCAGTTCAGGCACAACTGCACCTTTAGGAATATACATATTCTCACCCGCACCCTTAGCCGCATCGTTTTTAGCTTTAAAAGCTGCAATCTCCGCCACGTTATCAGTGTCTAAGTGAAAAATCCAAAGAGGGTCAATATTTCTGTGAAGCACACGCTTCCAATCATTCATAGCCTCATTACGAGCCAAAATAAGCCATTTAAGAGAATCAATAACTCTAGTGCCATGAATCTCGTCAGCCATACGTTGATGTGATAAATGAAAAATGTCTTCAGGTTTAAATTTTTGATTAGGAACGTCAGTTTTTGCAACTTGTTCGTAACGCTTAATTCGTCCTTTAGAATCTTGAACTATGACCATCGAAGATGGATCAACAGGTTTAAGATTGACGAATACACCGTTCTTATCACGCACAACCTCAGCGTAACTATCAGCACTGATAGTCTTAACTTTAATCATATTCTTTAAAATAGAGTTAAAAGAATCTTTACCATTACCCTTAACAGCCATTAATAACATCTCAGTCGGCTCGTCAGCAGTGAAACCAGCACCCATAGTCCACGTTGCTTTCGTATCAACAGCGATTTTAAATTCAGGAATAGTCTTATAATAACCATAATCAACACTCCAAAAAGTGTTTTGCCAAGTAAACTCTTTTTGACCGCCTGCACCATCAGTGGACACAGGGTCAACGCTGTAATCAGTGATTGCATTAGTCAAATCGCTTGCAATCGCACTTCCTATATTAGTATCAGGCATATTTATTTCATCTTCTCCTCAATCCTTAAAAGAACTGCTAGAATAGCCTTCTTAAGAGGCACTTCACCGCAGTCAAGTGAATCAATTTCTTTAAGTTTATCTTTATATTTATCCTTAAACTTTTTCATTATGACATCGCCTTCGTAAGTTTTAAATCGTAAAGCTTAAAAAAAGAACCACCAGCACGAATAGTCACATCCATCTTAAAACGAATGTATCGAGCACTAAAATTAACGCTTAAA